GGCATCGTTGTCGCCGCGCTGCGCAAGCTGCCGTTCGAGGTGGTGGCCGACATCATCGGCAAGCTCAGCGACCAACTGACAGCCGCTCAGCAAGCGGCGGACGCACCACCGTCACCAGCACAGGAATAACCCATGGCTGAGAACATCCAGTTGGAGGCGTTCCTCTCTGGCGCGCCCGAGCCAGAGCCGCAGCAGACGCCCCCGGCAACACCAGAGTCCACGCCACCGGCAGAGCCGCCCAAGGGGCCGCCAGAGCCGCCGGTCGTTGAGCCTGATGATGATGGCGACCCACCTGAGCCCAGCCCTGGCGAGCCTGTGGTCCCGCGCAGGGCGCTGGAGGACGAGCGGCACAAGCGGCAGTCCTACGTGGCCCAGGCCGCCAAGTTCGAGGCCGAACGCGACATGCTGGCCAAGCAGCTTGAGGAGCTGAAGAAGGCGCCCCCGCAACAGGCTCAGCAACCAGCCCAGCCGCAGTATCAGCCGATCGATCCGGCGCAGGACCCGGCCGGCTACCATGCGCGCATCCAGGGGGTACTTCTGAACGAACGGCTCAATATGAGCGAAATGATGCTGCGGAAGGAACTGGGCGCGGAGAAAGTGGACGCCGCAATCGCCGAGTTCAAGCAGCATGCCGCAGCCGATCCACGGCTGTATACACAGCTATATCAACAGACCGACCCGTATGGCTGGATGGCTGGCGAGGTCGAGCGTCTGGGACTGATCCGCAGGGTCACCACCGACCCGGCCGGCTACGAGGCCGAGCTACGCGCCAAGTGGGAGGCGGAAGCCAACGGCACCGCGCCTGCACCGCGCGTATCGCCGGCCGCCAAACTGCCGCCCAGCCTCGCCAACGTGCGCAGCGCTCTGCCGCGCAGCTCCAGCGCCTACACCGGGCCGCAGAGCCTGGACGACATCCTGGGCCAGCGCGCCACCACGAGGCACTGAGCCAACACAGATCGCGGGACTTTGCAGGCGCAACCGCCTCGTCCTGCCACGATCCACACCGCCGCCGGGTGCGACCGCAAGGGTCGATGACGGGCGCGAGAAGGCTGCCGCCGGGCTTAACGGGCGTTCTGGAAACGAAAGGAGCCTACTAAGCTAGGAGTGACGGCCAATGGCCGACCCGAACATCACGGCAGCCAGACCAGGTCTGACGCCGACCATCTGGGATGACCAGTATTTCTCAGAATACGTCCGCACCAATCAGTTCTCGAGGTATTTCGGCACCTCGATGGACAGTATGATCCAACTAAAGGATGACCTAACCCGCAAGAATGGTGACTCTGTAGTCTTTGCTACTGTGCGAAGACTGATCGGAGCCGGCGTCACAGGCAACACGATACTTGAGGGCAATGAGGAATTACTCAACGCCCGCTCGCTGAAGGTCACCGTCGGTGTGCTGAGGCACGCGGTCGCCGTCAGTGAATGGGACGAGCAGAAGTCAGTCATCGACCTGCGGAATGCGGGACGCGATGCGCTGATGACGTGGGAAAAGGAGCGCATCAGGAACGACATCATTAGCTCCCTTGGTGCGATAACGGCCGACGCCAACACCACGGTCACCTACGCTGCGGCCACCGCGGCACAGCGCAACTACCACTTGGTGAACAATGCCGACCGTACGCAGTTCGGTATCGCGGTCAGCAACGGGGTGTCGGGTGTCTACGCGACCGCGCTCGCCACCGTGGACAACGCAGCGGACAAGATGAGCGCATCGATGCTCACCCTGGCCAAGCGGCGTGCTCGCCTCGCCTCGCCGCACATCCGGCCCATCAGGGTGAACAATGACGAGGAATGGTTCGTGGTGTTCATGCCGAGCCTGCCGTTCCGTGACCTGATGACGGATCCTGTCATCATACAGTCGCTGCAATGGGCGTGGGACAGGGGGCAGAACAACCCGCTGTTCACAGCAGGCGACATCTTGTGGAACGGGCTTATCGTGCGCGAGATCCCGGAACTGCCGGTGCTCAAGACCACCGATCCGGGCGGCTCCACCATCGACACCGCGGCGAGCTACCTGTGCGGTGCGCAGGCCCTCGGCATCGCCTGGGCACAACGGGCGAAGAGCACGACCAATGTCCGTGACTATGACTCGATAGGGTCCACCATCCATTAATGGGTGGTTGCAAACCGGGTGAATTGCTGGGACGCCCTTAGAGCCTAAGCACCACAACGCAGCCGGCGACGGCAGACGTGATGGTTTGAAAAGCTTGGGATTGGGTAATCAGCAGCCGAGTCCGATGGGGCACAGCCTCACCAGACGGGTTCAACGACCAGAGCGCAAGCTCGTAGCTCCAAGCGGAGCGAAGCCCCCGGCACCCTCGAAAGAGGGCGATGATATGGTCTGCACTACGTAGAAATGCGTAGCAGCCCGCAAGGGCGGTGGCGGTCTAGCGAGCCTCCATGAACATTACGGTTACGCATGGAGTGGGCATACAAGAAATCAGGGGTGTCCAAAAGATGCGATTTGGCATCGATGCTACCACGGACACAACAGCGCCGGTTGACGCTGGAATTTACACGATCTGGAGCGCTAGCGTTGGAGATCCGTAACTATTCCTGATACGATACGATACCTCGGCTAGTGCTTTCTGTCAACAGGGTATCGGTGCTAAAAGAGGCGAGAGACGGGAGGTGTGAAGACCTCCCGCCCCTCTAACCACAATAGATGAGTGAGCATCCATCATGGCTAAGAAGACACTGCCAGACTCGGCTGCTGTCGAGAAGAAGCGGGCAGCAGGCCGGGAATACTCCCGAACACATCGCGCGCAGTCCAATGCCTGGAAGGCTGCCAATCGCGACAAAATCAATGCAGCCGAGCGTGAGGCTCGGAAGAAAGACCCAGAGATCTTCAGGGCGTCGGTTGCCAGATATATGGCCTCAGAGAAGGGAAAGGCCGTCCGGCGCGCCTACTATCTTGCGAATGTGGAAGACTTCATTCGGCGTGCCAAGAAAGCCGCTGAAGCTAACCCTGACCGCGCCTTGGCAAACAAGCGGGCATACTACGAAGCGAACAAGGCCGAGATCAAACAGCGCGTCCGCGAATGGAATGCTGCCAATCCAGAGGCGACGCGGGCGCGAGGCCGCAACTACAGGGCAAGATCGCGAGGCGCCGAAGGCTCGCATACTGCAGAGGACATCAAGGCCCTGTTCGAGAAGCAGAAGGGCAAGTGCATCTACTGCTCAATCAAACTCGGCGACAGCTACCACGCCGACCACATCACGCCTCTGGCGCGCGGCGGATCGAACTGGCCGAGCAACCTGCAGCTCACGTGTGAGCGTTGTAACAACCGCAAACGTGCCATCGACCCGATTGAGTTCGCGCGCCGCAACGGCAGACTGATCTAACCAGGAGACATGACATGGCGAAGAAGCCCACGGCCTCGGCCGATCCGGTCGAGCAGGCGGCAGCGGACGCCGAGAAGCGCCGCACCGAGTTCCTGGCCGAGCAGGAGGAGCAGGAGAAGCGGCTCGACGCTATCCGCGAGGCTGGCGCCAAGCAGCGCGAGCGCGACCAGGAGGAGCACGACAAGGCGGTGCTCGCCGAGGCCGAGGCAGCAGCGAAATCCCGCGCCGAGGCAGCCGACGCCGAGCGCGCCGAAATCGAGCAGCTCTACGAGGCGGCCAAGAAGGCCAAGGCGGAGCGCGATGAGGAGGCGGATCGTGCATTCGCCGAGCTGCTTGCGGCGCGGCGTGAGGCCGAGAAGGACACTGACCCAAGCATCGGGCCTCAGATGACGCTGGACAAGCGTGGGCTGTTCGCCAAAGCCGCGCGCGGAGGCATCGCCGGCACGATGGCGGGCAATCTTGATGCGCTCTCAATCGCTACAGCAGAGGAGGCCCAGCCATGACCACGACCGTGTCCAAATCCATCATCGATGCGGCTGCGGCTGCCAACATCCCGCCGCCTGATCCGGAGACGGTGGCGCTGCGGATGCATGGCGCGCAGGTCGTGTTGGCGCCTGACAGTGCTGCGCGCGCCGGCGCCATGGGCATCTATCCGGAGTTGCAGCAGAACGAGTTCCTGCGCGATGCGGGCTATGTCCAGATGGGCCTCGATCCGGAGGATCCATCCAATGAGCTGACCGACCCGGATGTGCCGGTTGTGCCGCCAGAAGGTGGCAACGGCGGGAACGGCGGTACGGCCACCGCGCCAGTGAACCGTGACGTTCCATTCGTTGACCAGGCCGGTAGCGAAATGCGCTGTACGATGGGCAACTGGGACGGCGAGCCCACGAGCTACGCCTACCAGTGGAAGCTGGACGACACGGACATCCCGGGCGACGGGCCGATACTGCCGGTCGTGGCGGCTGATGTGGGGCACACCGCAACCTGCACCGTCACCGCGACCAACGCCGTAGGCTCGACCACGGCGCCGCCCTCCAATGCCGTGGTTGTCGCATGACGACACCGGCTGTTCTCGGTGAGCGCGTCCTCCGTAGGCTGGGCGTGGAAATCGTTCCAGTCGCATCGCGTCCGGCGCTCTCCGCCATGATCAGCGTCACGTCGATCGCAGAGCAGGCGTTGCAGGCGCTGGGCGTGCCTGTGGCGGCAGCGGACCGGCCGTCGGCGTCAACGGTCGTGTCCGTCACCGCGCTGGCTGAGCGCGCGCTACAGGCGCTTGGCGTGACGGTGGCGGAGGCGGACCGTCCGGCGCTGACGACGATCGTCACCATGCAGGCGATCGCGGATGCAGCGTTGCAGGCTGTTGGCGTGACCGTGCCAGCCGCCCTGCAACCGCCCATCACGACAACGGTGTCCGCAACCGACCTCGGCACCAATGTGCTGATCGAACTTGGCGTCATCGCCTCGGACGAGACACCGGCCACGTCCGACCTGGCCCTCGTCGTTGACAAAGTCGGCGAGGTTCACGCAGCCCTGGTAGCGCAGGGCCTTGCGACATGGGATGCGGGCGCCGTACCGATCGGGGTCGCCGAGGAATACATCAAGCTCACCGCGCTGGTGTCGGCGTCGTCATTCGGCAAGACGGGCGATCCGGCATTGTGGGCGCCGCTCGAGAAGCGTGTGCGGGCATACAGCCAGGTCAAGCAGTCGCAGGGCGCCGAGATTCTGGCTCGCGTGGCGTCGGTGCATGACAGCCTGGTGGCCGATGCCGGTGTCAGTTGGGCATCGACGGCAATCCCGCAGGCCGCGTTCGATGAGTATGTGCAGCTGACATGGGCACAGATCGCGCCCGTGTTCGGCGTCACGGTCGACCCGGCCACGCTGCCGCCGATTGCCGCACGGGTGAAACGGATCTCGTTGCTGATGCAGGCGCAGGATCTGGCCGAGGACCGCGTTAAGGCTGTGCATGACGAGCTGGTGGGCAACGGCTATGCCTCGTGGGCATCGACCGCGATCCCGCAGGGCGTGTCGGACGACTACGTGGCGCTGGTGATGCTGTGGCTATCGCCGGTGTTCGAGATCAAAGCTGATCCTTCCGGCATCCCTGCGATCGAGGCGCGGGTGAAGCGCTATGCGCTGGTGCTGCAGGCGCAATCGCTGGCCGAGGCGAGCGTCGCCGCGCTGCACGACGAGTTGGTCGGCAACGCTCATGTGTCATGGGCGCTCAACGCCATTCCGCAGGCGGTGTCCGACGACTACGCCGGCCTAACGATGATCCGGCTATCGCAGCTGTTTGACGCGAAAGTCGATCCCGCTGGCGTGCCGGCCATGGAAGCGCGCATCCGAAAGTTCTCCATGGTACAGCGAGCGCCGGATCTGGCCACCGAGGCCGTTACCGCGGTGCATGCCGACCTGGCGGCGCGCGGCAAGGTGCGCTGGACCCTCCAGGATCTGCCCTTGGCCGCGGAGCTTCCGTATCTACTGCTGGCCGCATTCAAGCTGGCGCCCGAGTTCGACAAGCCCGCCAACCCGAATGACTACACCCTGGCTGAGAAATCCATCGCGCGGCTGATTGCGCTGCCGACCAGCGGTGAACGGGTGAAGGCGCAGTACTTCTAAGGGGCGGCAATGAGCATAACCATACCTGGCGGTCCTACGTTCATCGGCGCTCCTGCCTACCTACCAACCACTGGCGGCGTCATGACCGGGCCAATCACGCTCGCTGGCAACGCCACCCTGCCGCTGCACGCAGTGCCGCTGCAGCAGGTTAATTCGGCATCAGCTGGCGGCCCATTTCTGCCCACGTCGGGCGGCGCTCTCTCCGGCCCTCTGCTGATGACAGGCTATTCGATCCAGCAGGTAG